AAGCCAGCGCGCGAAGATCATCTTTGTTGACCGGAATAGTTGGCCATGGATCATTATCCAGAGCGTTTAGATCAATCATGACATCCTCTATTGGCTAGGCATATTGTTGACTTTCGCTATGTATAGTCTAATCTACACACAAGCGCAAGGGGTATTTGCTATGAAAATTGATCCTGTTGTGAAAAGAGCAATGAGTGACATACCCGTCCCGTATGAAATAGTTAAGAAAACAGACCACTACTTCCTTTTTATTCCTGGCTTTGATCGCATATGTATTGCTGGGAACCACGACAGGCACAGAGCGCGTCTAGCAAAAGAATCCGTCCAAAATATCGGGCGACTTATTCAACGACTAAAGGCACAACCAAATGAATAAACTGGTCATTGACGGTCGGGAAATCAGTATTGACGAGCAGTTGCGCGATCTTGACCGTGTAGATTGTGAAGATGATCTGTATTCATTCTTGAAGTATTCTTGGAGATACATCGACTCTTCTGAGTTTACTGATGGTTGGCCTATCCAAGCGGTCGCTGATCACTTGCAAGCAGTCACTGATGGCGACATCAAACGCCTTATCATCAACATCCCGCCCCGATGCGCCAAGTCATCACTGACTTCCGTAGCCTTTCCAGCATGGACATGGGCTCAACCATGGAACGGACACACCTCCGGCCCTGGTGTGCAGTTCCTCCATGCCTCATATGCCCAGCAGCTTTCGCTCCGTGACAGCGTGAAGTGCCGCCGACTGATCGAATCGCCGTGGTATCAGCAGCTCTGGGGTGACAGATTTCGTCTGACAGGCGACCAGAACACCAAAACGAGGTTCGATAATGACAAAGGCGGATCCCGTCTTTCCACATCCGTTGGCTCGGCCCTCACAGGTGAAGGCGGTAGTATCATCGTGGTTGACGATCCGAACGCTGCACAGGAAGCTTTCTCCGAAGCAACCATCCACTCAACCATCGAATGGTGGGACTCGGCCCTCTCAACCCGTCTCAACGACCCTAAACAGGGCGCGTTTGTGGTCATCCAGCAGCGTCTCTCTGAAGAAGACCTCACTGGCCACATCCTTTCTAAGGATGTCGGGGAATGGACCCACCTTTGTCTGCCGATGCGTTACGAGTGGCAGAGACATTCATATTCTTCAATTGGCTGGCACGACCCGCGCGGCCTTGACGAGGAGGGAGATCCCCTCATTGAGGTCAATGAAAACGGCGAACGCATCCCCGTATCGGTCGATGCCCAGATAGAATTGGAAAAGCGGGAAGGATTTCTCCTTTGGCCCGAGCGTTTTGGCGAGCGCGAAGTCGGCATTTTGGAAAGACAGCTTGGCCCATGGGCTGCGGCTGGCCAATTACAGCAAAGACCCGAGCCAAAAGGCGGCGGTATCATTAAAAGTGACTGGTGGCAGCCTTGGAGCAGCCCAATTTATCCAAATATGGACTTTATTATTGCCTGTGTGGACACCGCCTACACCGCGAAGACCGAAAATGACCCATCAGCTATGACTGTTTGGGGAGTTTTTAGCCAAGATGTATCTGTGCAGGCCCCAAATCAGGCCGTAGCCCGCCACGGAGGGCTGGTTCAGTATTCTCGCAGCTACACAGAGGTAAATCCGCGCGTCATGCTGATGCACGCTTGGCAAGGCCGGTTTGAATTGCATGATTTGGTGAATAAAATTTCCCATACATGCCGCGAAATGCAAGTCGATACGGTTTTAATTGAAAATAAAGCCGCCGGTCACTCCGTAGCGCAAGAAATCAAGCGCCTATACGGGTTTGAAAAGTTTAATTTGCAGATGTACGACCCTAAATCGCAGGATAAATTGTCCCGCCTTTACTCAGTCCAACATCTTTTTGCCGAAGGATTGGTATTTGCGCCTAATTATCAGTGGGCAGACATGGTTATTCAGCAAGTTGGTCAGTTTCCAAAAGGGAAACATGACGACTTGGTGGATACAGTCTCTATGGCCATGCGCCATCTGCGCGATACCGGCTTAATTCTGCGTCCTTCCGAATGGCAAGCCGAGCTGGACGACAAATTCAGCTTTAAAGGCGGCGGAAAGGCGACTCCTCTTTACCCGGCGTAGCCATTTTCCAATTAGGATAAATCTCTGGTATGATTACCCTAACCGCTGTTGGTCCGTGGCGGGGATGGGCTGGCCGCTCGGTACAGGTCAGGCTGGGTAGGCTTCCACAACCTCCGAACGGACCATACACAGAGGGTAAGATGTCTCAGGTTCTAGCGAATGCTGTCGTTGATATTGTGAAACCAGCCACCCCGGTCGGCTTGGGAGTGTTTCTCGTCGAGGTCTGGGGTAAGCCGCCCTATGACTATACGCGCCGCTATGAAATCCAAGCGAAAAACGATACACTTGCGGCCCAAGAGGGTATCCGCCGTTTCGTAAACGAGATGGAAAAGCTGCCCGCCGAAGGGAATTAACCTATGCCGATGACGCCTGGATTGGGAATGAATGTTCGTCAGCCCGGACTTGAAGAAGATCCGATGGACGATTCTGGCGTTATCGTTGAGATCATTGAAGACGGCCAAGACACGCCGCAGTTCGATGACGATGGCAAAATCTTACAGATTGATCACGCAGATGGGTCCATTACTATTTCTTTGGATGGCAAATCGCTTGGCGAGGCCGAAGAAAAGAAAGACCGCGAAGGCTGGTTCAGAAACCTTGTCGATGAAATTGATGAGGGAGAACTCAACTCAATCGCTACCAATCTTCTCAAAGGTGTCGAAGACGACATTGAAACCCGCAAGGATTGGATTGAGGATCGTGCCCAAGGCATCAAGCTCCTTGGTCTGAAGATTGAAATTCCCGGCCTTCAAGGCGCCACTGACGGTGCGCCAGTAGAAGGCATGTCCAAGGTTCGTCATCCGCTGTTGCTTGAAGCTGTTCTGCGCTTCCAAGCCAATGCGCGTTCAGAACTTCTGCCAACAGATGGCCCTGTCAAAGTTCGTAACGACAGCACCCGTGCCACGTTGCAACAAGACCAGATGGGCACAGCCCTTCAAATTGATTTCAACCACTACCTGACCTCTGTTGCGACAGAGTACTATCCCGATACCGATCGTATGCTTCTGATGCTTGGCTTCGGCGGCACAAGCTTCAAGAAAGTTTACACTTGCCCATTGCGTAATCGCCCAGTGTCGGAAAGCGTTGATGCGAATGATCTGATCGTCAACAATTCAGCGACAGATTTGCGCAACGCAAAGCGCATTACGCATCGCACTTATCTGCGTCAATCGACCATTAAACGCCTGCAAATCTTGGGTGTTTACCGCGATGTTGATCTTTCGACGCCGCAATACAACAACTTTGATGCTGTCCAACGTGCCAAAGCTTCCCAGCAAGGCATCGACATCGACACATTCAATCCAGATGATCGCGACCGCGAAGTCTACGAATGCTATTGCGAACTGAACATTCGCGGCTTTGAGCATATGTGGAAGGGCAAAGAGAGCGGTTTGGAAATTCCGTATCGCGTAACGATTGATGTCAGCAGCAAGCAGATTCTCTCAATCGTCAGGAACTATGATGAAGATGATCAAGAACTTCCTACTGCGCGTCCAAACTTCGTTAAGTACACGTTTGTCCCAGGCATGGGCTTCTATGACATTGGCTTGCTTCACATACTGGGCAATACAACCAATGCTATTACTGCTGCGTGGCGCGAACTTCTTGACGCAGGCATGTATAACAACTTCCCTGGTTTCCTTATGGCCGACACTGGGGCGCGTCAAAATACAAACATCTTCCGCGTTCCTCCGGGCGGAGGTGCGCTTGTTAAAACTGGTGGCATGCCAATCGGCCAAGCAGTAATGCCGCTTCCATACAAGGAGCCATCAGGCGCACTGATGAACCTTGTTACGCAGATGGCAGAAACCGGCATGCGTGTTGGTGGCACATCTGAAGCTCTCGTTGGCGAGGGCAAGGCAGACGCTCCTGTCGGCACAACACTGGCGCTCATTGAGCAAGCTACGAAGATTTTGAACTCGGTGCATAAGCGTATGCACACGGCGCAGTCGGAAGAGTTTGAACTGCTGGCGCGGGAATTCCGTGAACATCCAGAGAGCTTCTGGCAGCGCAATCGCCGCCCTGCTTACCAGTGGGATGAGGATCAGTTCCTTGCCGCACTGAACGATTGCGATCTGGTTCCACAGGCCGATCCGAACACAGCTTCTCAGACACAGCGCCTGATGAAGGTGGCTGCTTTGAAGCAGTTGGCAGCGTCCAACCCATCGCTTTATGACCCAGTTGCGATTGATTCTGCGGCTCTCCAAGCTCTTGGCTGGTCGAACCCGCAGCAGTTTATGGTTCCTGCATCTGCGCAGGCCAAGCCGCCGCCGGAACTCATCCAGGCTATGGCGAAGATGAAGAACGAAGAGATCGAAGCAGCGGCTCGTATGCTCGACGCGCAGACCCGCGCCAAGGAAACAGACGCCAATATCATGCTCGACCAAGCCAAATTAGCAATGGAATCAGGGCAAATGGCTCCTGGCCAAGGCGGCGACCCGCAAAAGATGATGGATATGCAGCTTCGTGCGGCTGAGATCCAGCAGAAGGGCGACGATGCGGTTCTGGATGCGGTCAATCGCAAGCGCGACCGCGAAAGCCGTGAACGTCTTGCCGCTATGAAGATGGCAGAAGAGATGGCTAAGAACCCACAGGGCCTTGGCGTTGTTATGCAATTGATTGATCCAGCTATGCTACAGCGCCTTGAAGGCAATGAGCCGACACTGGACGGTACTAAGACTGGAGAGCTGTGATGGCTGACGGGACGCTGCAATCTATGATTGCCAATCGCATCAATGCGCAACGGCAAGCGCGTTTGCGTCAGTATTATTTAGATCAGGGTTATTCGCCGGAGATTGCTGCCGAAAAGGCTGCTGTTGAAATGGCAAACCGTGACCGCGAAGCTCGCATCAACAGCTACAGTGGCGATAGTCCCAGTGAATCTATAGCTGTTCGGACGGCTAATGATGTGCTTTCACAGCGCCGTGAAATGAATGATCGCGACATGGGCGAAGAAAACCGCCAGCGCATTCAAAATATATATCGTAGCAATCCTGCTCTTCTTGGGTTGGATCAGCCGCCCGTTCCACTGGCAGGGCTGCCGGGTTATGACCCGACCAGAACAGAAGGTGGTGTGCCAAACCGCTACGATACAGTTTACAGAGAAGTGCAGACTGGATCGGGCGAACCTGTTGTTCGTTTTTCTGGTCCCACAACGGAAGACGAAATTATTTCCCGCCGTGGGCCGCAGCCAAACATATATCAACGGATGTATGGCGGCGTGAAAGACTTGCTCAATCCTCTTCCGGCTGCTTCGTTACAAGGATCAAGGCAACCCCCAACGTACTCGACCCCAAGCTATCCGGCTCCGTCTGAAAACGGTAGCGCGGCAACAAACCGTTTGGTTGACCGAGCATTTAGTGCCGTTTCTGGTAATTCTCCTGCACAAGCTGCTGTACCCGCGCCAGTTGTTGCCCAACCAACAAATATTGGCGGCAACTATAATGACGTTTTTAACGTCCCATATAATCCCCAAGGCGGCGATTATAATGACGTTTTCAATGTCCCTTATACGCCTCCAGCAAAAACTGCTGATCCTGCACGCAAGGCTGGCCCGGCAGCGGCTCCGCAGCAGACCACTACCCAGCAAGCTTCGGCCTCTGCTGTCACTCCAGAGACAGTGACTCTTCGGGACCTTTGGACGGCTGCAAATCGCCCTGATGCGAGTGCGACTGACTTCTTCCGTGCAGATCGCGCGATGCAAGAAGCCATTAAGAAGGGCCAAGATGTTGGCTACTATGGCCAGGCTGAAGGGAAAAAAGCGGGCGGTAGCGTTGGTGAAAAACCGCAAAAAGACGCTGCAATCCATAAGGCGCTTGAAATCATCCACCACCTTCTGACGCGTGGCTAAGATGGCAGACTACCCAATTACACCCAAAGCATTTGCTGAATCAATAACCCCACCAGAAGAGTCTCATCCTCAACTGGAAAGCGAAT